ATTCAGAGGAATATGGATAACCACGCATATTCAGAGGAATATGGATAACCACGCATATTCAGAGGAATATGGATAACCACGCATATTCAGAGGAATATGTAACGAAAATATGATCATAATATAATAATATTATTATGTGTTTTTCTATTTTCATTTACATCATCTGTTTTATTTTACAACAATGAAATAGGAAATATGTGGTGTTTTTATGCAATATTTTTTCCAACATTATATTATTTATTTATTAGAAACCGGGGGCATCTGTAAAAATTTCGGGTGCAGTCAATACAGGAATCGTCTTGGTACTAGTCACCATATTCATAAAATCATGTATGGAATTGAAATATGTTCCGTACAAAAATACCGAAATCGTAGTAGCCATGAATACCAAGATGGTATCACGTACCATAAATTTGATGGATTTTACTTCTTTTTCTACAAATTTCATTTCCAATATTTTCACAAATAAAAACAATATACACGCAAATATAGGAACAAAAAAATCCATAATATACGTTTTTTATATATGTGTAATTATCTATTAAAACGCACCTATATAAAGGAACCTACGACTTTTTTGACTGAAAGTCAAAAAAACCCTTTAAAACCTCCCTTTCAATGAGGAGTATCAAATTGGTTGTATAAGATCCTATACAACTAATTAACTAAGAATCCTTTAAGGAAACCTTAGGAGGGCGCCGCCACGTAGTGGTGGTGTCCTCGTTACCTGAGGGAGGTTTTAAAGGGTTTTTTTGACTTTCAGTCAAAAAAGTCGTAGGTTCCTTTATTTATATGTCTTCAATTCCTAACAATGAAATATCAATATTGTCTGAATTGGACTGGACAGAAGATTGATTACCCGTGTTCAAATCCATGATACCTAAATCCGACATGCTTAAATTATCAGTATGAATTTGTATATTTTCTTCCAACATAGAATCCTCTTCCAATTTGCGTTGCATAGCCGATTCCATACTTTTCTCTTCCAAACGTTCCAAAGATTGAATTTCGGGTTGTTTGGGTTTGGATTTTTCTTCTAAAATCATGTCTAATTCATTGAAAGAAACGGTTGTAACTGGATCTTCATTGATGTTGGAAATTTTAGGCTTTATGATTGGTGCATCATCGTCTATGGAAGGAATTTTGGTAGATTCGTCTTCCGTAGAAGTTTCAATATCTTTGTCCATAGATTCTTCTTCACCTTCCACCACCGGTTCAGCTAAAGGTTCTATGGTAACTTCTTCATCTATTTCAATAGCTTCATCCATATAAGCACGAATAATTTCTTCCGTAGGAATACTTTCACGAATGGTAGTCAAAATACTTTCTTGTACAATGATTTCCAATTCACGCGAGTTTTTTTGCATTTGCAAAGGACTAATGTTTTTTTCAAATAAATAGATATTTGTATACACTTTACGTGCGGCATGAATATACACTTTGTGAATAAAATGGTCTAATTTTGGTATAGTAATATCAATCTTTTTCTGTTTACTGCCAACGCGAATACATGTCAATACTTTGAGTTGAATGATATGTACACAAGTAATCAAATCTTCTAAATAATTACAACCACTGCGTTCCACAATACGTTTACGCTCTTCTTCCACAATGACAGAATTCCATTTAGGAATTCGTGACAAAAAATTCTGAAAAGTCATCAAATATTTGGAAGGTTCACCCGTTTCAGCACAGATTTTCCATGATTCATTGAAAATAGAATTCACACCTTCAATCACCAGTGGACAAAAAATACTTACTAAACGACTACACCATTCATTACGCGATTCTTGAAGATTAGATAATACAAAATCGTCCATACAACCAATTGAAGACAAATAGATACTATAGGAGCATATTCTCTAAATCCTGTTTTGAACTTATTAAAGTAAAATATAACAAATAAAACATGAGCATTTTTTCACATCTAAAATCGGGTTTAATTTTATAATAACACATACGAATCAAATATAACAAAGACAGGCGTTCCTTAGATAAAGATGAACTATCTGAAATAGAGTCATTAGACAAACAATGCATCCAATCGTGCGCGGACCATCCGTCTTCACACCATTGAATGGCTTGTTGAATTAAAATATCTGGTTGTTGTGAACATAAAATACATGATCTATATCTAGATGCCTCCACTACGTTCATGGCATCATCCCCTAATGCAACCGTTCTACGAACGTCCACATTAGGGTCTTCTAAAGGTAATTGAACCAACGGTTCTTTTGGTGTATCTATTTCATATTCCGACGGATTCCTATGTCGTCCTTCAGAATATGCGTGGTTATCCTCCACTCTGTTACGGATACCACATCCATTCATTATTTTTGGTGCATTGATATAAATTTCACAAAAACGAGATAAAATCGGATTCAACAAACGTTCTTTGTTTTCAACAACGATGAAAAAACGTGTATTATGACTAAATAGTTCAATACATCTACGTAAAGCAGATTGTGCATCAATCGTTAAACTGTCTGCATTCAACAAGACAATGGATTTGAAACTAGAACCGTGATTGGATTGTATATGAGCCTTGGCAAAAAATTTCAGTTCTTCTCGTATAAATTTGATACCTTTTCCGTGACAACATTCCACCGTCATGATGTGTGTTTTCATTTTGTTACGGTCGCCGTTGTAAATATTATGTAAAAATTCATTCAACAATGTACGTTTCCCTGATTGTGGTTCTCCATGAAAAATAAGATTAGGTATTTTCTTGGTTTGAATAAAATACTGCAATTTGTTACGTATTTGTTCATGATTACCAAAGTCCTCTGCAAGCGAAGCTTGCTCCGGACTTAGTTGTTGAAGGACTTTGTCCCTCTGACCAAACTTATTCATTTATTGTTTTACTAAAAACTACTTTATATCCTTATCACTTCAAAAATTAATAGGAGGATATGATATAACAATTATGAGTACATCATCAAGAACATCTAGTACATCACCAAGTACGTCATTAAGTACAGCTAGTACATCACCAAGTCCAGTTAAAAAATTTATAAACGGAATTTCTAGTTTATTCAGTAAACAACCCAAACCTTTGACTCCTAAATCCAAACGTTCCGATGGATTTGAACATATCATAGATTTAACAGATACAAACGCAAAACCACCATCAAATATTTTTCTAGGTAATGAAAAAAATCAATTTACAATAACTGGTATCAACAAACAAGGTAACCCATTGGACAATAACCAAAATTATATAGTGACAATGAGACATAATGACAATAAGCATATTTATTCTGGTAAAATTACATATGACAATCTAAAATTACTACAAAAAGATAATCCACACGTTAACCAATTAAAAATTTGGGGTGGTACAACAAGGAAAAATCGCAAACATCGTCTGAAAAAAAGAAAAACTATTAGGAATTAGGTTCCGATAGTTTAACAACATTCATTATTTTTTTGGTTAAAAGATAACGTTCATGAAACATAGTTCCACGACGTAAATTGCATGTTAGACAGGCAATTTGTACATTTCCACAATTATGTCCGAATTTGTTATTAATACGTTCCAGTGTCCATTGTCTTGGTTCACGAACAGAATCATAAAGAATCATGGTTGGTTCGCGACAATAAAAACATTGTAAATGACATTTAAACAATAGACCTAATACATAATCATAATTAATAAAATCTTTTTCGGAAAAAAGATGTTTGAGAAGGTCTTGGGAACGATATCCACGAATTTTTTGTGTAATTTGTGTTTTAACTAGAGAAATCCATGGTTGTGAATCGTCCATTTGAATGGTTTCGTTCAAATAATTCCATTGTATACTCGGATCACGTAGTACAACACCCGAATCGGTGATCCAACGAATCCATGGAAGGGTATCGGTAATTATTCGGGTATTTTTTTCTTTGGCGACAACCATCTTGTCTACTAAAACATCCTTTTCTAGGATAATTTTTGATAATGAATTATCTAATGTCTCCATATTTCTCTGGACTCCACGCTTCGCAGAGTCGTCCTTCTGAATATGGTCATGCAAGTTTTCATCTTTTTCGCCTACGGCAGCACATACATTCATAATCAAAAATATAATAATATTAATAACAAATTAATATTATATATTTTTTTGATGTAAAAGTGGTTAAAGATTACATGATATATTATAATAATCAATATAAAAACAATTGTCATGTTTCATTTTCCTACACCAACCAATCAACTTCTCAATGTTGAAAATGCTATCAAAGAATCCAAAAGTAAAAGTAAAAAAGACAATGAAGATAAGATGGTGTTTAGATCATCACCAAAAATACATACTTCTATGTCAACATCAACTCATACTGAATTTTCATTAAACGCGATTGATAATTTGTTAGAAAACGAAAAAAACAACAACAAAACAGAATCATGGAACAAGTTGGATAAAATGGTGAAAATGCAAAAATTACATGCATTTGCAGAGACGTACGGAAAGGAACACGGATTGACAATGAAAGACGTCAAACAATTAAAACAATTTTTTGTGGAATGTTTAGATAAGAATAAATTGTCAAAAACCAAAGATTTGGTATATGATAAAGAATTGAACGAAATCAGTAGTATTCCTTCTTTGTTTTTTCAACCCACTAATCATCATTTTACTTTGAAAAATACGGATCCCAAGCGCGTTTCCACACTGAAAGCATTGAATCCAAAAGCATTTTCACGAATCAAAGAAGCCAGACTATTAGAACCTAATTCTACTGTTATACAAACGTCTACATCAGGGTCGCCATTGACGTAATTCAATAATATATATTTCATCAATATCATCTTTATCCTTTAACAATTCTCCTGTTTCTGGATTATTTTGTGAAGTTAATCCGTTATGGATTATAATTTTATTCTTAGATGTATAATTCATATCTATATTTTCTTTGATATATTCATCTATAAGAATCATATATTTATCCATATCTTCACTAAAAGTGTACATAGAGTTATCTCCTTTTTTATAAATCAATATATCTTCACATTCGGATTTCATATGATCAAATTTGGGTTTGCGTTTGGAAGGATGAATCGTATAATCATCATTATCATCCTTATTGGTACCATATAAATATACGGGTTCCGCAGATAAGCGAATACAAGAAATACCCGTTTTATGAACAATTTTTAGCACGGTATTAATATAATAATCACAACCCATTTACAAGCTTGAATATTTAAATCAGAACAACTTTATATTGTTTCAAGGTTGTGTCTTTTTTATTCCTACGTACGATGACTCTCTCAAGCGTGACGTCAATAGACCATCGGTATAAAATTGATTTAGAATTATTATATAAATCATATAATATAATTATTCGTCCAGTATAATGTCATCATCACAAAGCATATTAGGTTTTTACAATTCGCGTAAAAATATCATAGAATTATTAAAACAATTGGACTTTACTGTAGATGATTATGAATCATTTAGCATAAATGAAATTGATGCCATGAACAAAAATGCTCAAATGGATATGTTAATTTATCACAAAACTGAACCGAAAAAAGCATATATTAAGTACGTGCCTTTTGTACGTCAAAATAATTTAGAAGTAATCATTGATGATTTATTTTATTCAGAAACAGTTTTAGATAATAAAACGGATATGTTAATTTTGATTTCAGATGATGAACCGAACGAAATGATTTTATCAAAAATACAATATTTATATGACCACGATGGTATCTTTGTAATTATTCATAATATCAAACGTTTACAGTTCAATATCCGAAAACACATATTGACACCACCTATACGTATTTTGTCAGATGAAGAAGAAACACAAGTGATGTTGCAATATAAATTACGAGATAAAACACAATTACCAGAAATATCACGTTTTGACCCATTAGCTTTGGCAATTTGTTTGAAACCACAACAGATATGTGAAATTAAACGAAATAGTACAACCGCATTGGAAACATTGTATTATCGGGTTTGTGTCTAATAAAGTAATTAATATGCGTGGAAAAATTGTATAGGATTATATATTGCCTTAATAATAATAATAATAATATGGATGGTTATTTGTTGTCCTACAATCCCAATGATTTTTTTTGGGTATCTGTACAAGACCAATTTAATTTTTCACAGTGTCCTGCAATATTAAATGCTAAAAATACTACACCACCCCCATCTAACAATGGAACTTCCATTGATACCAGTGGAAATGCTTGTTATATCCCATTAGCTCCTACATGTTCAGCAAACTCGGGTGCATCTTGTCCAACCTTGCCATCTACAAGTTGGGAGTCTGTGTGGAATACGTGGCAAAAACCTACCACTGCACCAACAAATGCGTCATCCACATCAGATACCAATTTTTCATTTAATCAATCCTATCAAAATTCACAATCACAGAACAACAATAATAATAACATCAACAGTGGTCTGAATGACGCATTTTCGTATCAATTATGTTTGAATTATGTCAAAGGAAATTCATTGTTATCGGCTCAAAATGAAGTGTCAACTACACAAGAATTGTTTCGTGATATCAATGACAAAACAAATATACAATTGCAAAATATTTTCAATCTCACCGGTGGGATTTTGGGCATATGTACGGTGGGACTTTTGTTGGCTAAATCGCAATAATATTGGAACCTACGTCTAGTTTTCGCCTACGGCGAAAACTAACCCAGTCGTCCCTAAAACGCCCTAAGGCGTTTTGGGACACAACAAAGATGCCTCGTAGGTGAGTCATCTTGGGAGTAAAACCTCCTAAGATTTCTTTAAGGGATTCTTAGTAAATTAGTTGTATAGGATCTTACACAACCATATTCCAGAGGAATATGTAAACATATAATATGAAATGTCCAATCAATTAGTTTTAAATACTCAAAAAGATTATAATAATTATTTCAAAGATACCCAAGATGTGTATTCTAAATTGCAACAATACAATTTGGCCTATACAAATTATGTACTTTGTTTAGAAAACAATCCCAAATACAAACCGAATGGAAATCATATGAAAAATTCAGATGATAATTATGTATATGATGGAACTAACTGTACTCCACCTGATGCAACCGATTTGATTACCCAAATCACCCAATTACAACAAGAAATCGGCACTATAGGGAACAATACTCCCCAAACGAATGAAGAATTGACACAAAATTACAACCAAATGTTGCAATTACGCAAAGAATTAGACACAAAATTAGCGGAATTGTATAAAACGAAAAATAGTATTCCGGCATCCTACAAAGAAAATGCGGATTCAACCATGTATGCCACATTTCTATGGGCAACTTTAGCTACCTGTTTAATTTTCTATATTACAACATTACGTGCAAATTAATAATATACCAATACTATAAATAATGTCAGGAATTTCTTATCAGGTACAACAAAATATTTTGAATCCTGCAAAAATATATAGTGATACTCATTTTTATCAATCATTTGAATTAGATCCCAATACAGCCACTACAGTATTAGGTGATCCATTAAAACAGAGCAATATAGGAATTATTATTCCGGTCAATGGGACGTCTCCTATACCCAATTTGGTTCTGTATGATAACAATATGTACGATTTGCAGTCGGCACAGTTTGCCATGGAAATGTATTATGCCCAACAATCACGATTACAAACTCCCAATTATTCACAACAACCAGGGTTACAATATGTATTGTATACCTCACCTATGACCATCAATAATTCAGAATCATGGGATGTAAATTACTTTACCCATATGTTAAAAAAAGGAATGTCTCCGATTGCTACCAATTATAGTGACGATTTTTCGTCACTTAGTCAAGCATTGGCACAGTATGATGTGACCGTTTTGTCAACTACGAGTATTCCCAAATATTATGTAGAATGGTTCGGCTATTTTCAACCACCCACCACCGGTTCCTACCAGTTCAATTTGACCACCAATCAAAAAGCCTATCTTTGGGTAGGCAATGTAGCTCTGGTAAATTATACAATAGATAATATTACCCCCACCACGATTGCCAATCCGACCACCTTGGTAGCAGGAACCATGTATCCTATACGAATTCAATATGGTGCAACCAATCAAACATGTACGAGTGCATTGTCTTTCATCATATCTTGCAATGGTATACCGTTGGCTTCTGGAACAAATGGAAACGGATTGTTACTGAATTTAACCGACAATGTTTCTAACAAGCCGTACGAACCTATACAGGTTCATTATGCATTGACATCCGCGACAGATCCCAATGTACCTCCTTTATCTCCCAATCAAAACATGCAATTTCAATTGTTTTATACTACATGTAATTTAATCAATAATTATACCAACAATCAGAAAATACGTATGGCAAAATCCAATACCAATTTGAAAAATTATCAATTTACCATTCGTACTTCGGGAACGAACACACCTACTTTGTCTATTTCCAATACGGGTAGTATAGTATTTGGTGATCAATCTATTTTTACCAACCAAACCGCTTTAGTACAGCCACTCACATCTACCAACGCGTATTTGCTGTTTAATAATGGAGATTTGACATTGAATATGAACAATGGTACCGTAAATACCATTTATTGGGATTTATTGAATACGACTACCTATAGTACGTACGGAACCACCAATATCATAAATCAAAACAATATAGCCACGATACCTACCGTTTATATCAATGCCATTCCCAACAACGATTGGTTAACTCTATATAATTCTGCACCAACAAATGCGACCACATTGTACTATGGTCAAAATTTATCCGGAAATTCTGCCCTATATAGTTCCGACGGTAAAAGTATGTTATGTATTGAAGGAAATGATTTGAATCTCTATGTTTCCAACAATCCACCAATGCGTTATTATACATTTTATTCAGGAACTGGTAGTGATGACATGAATACGTTTTATTTATTAAGTACCAAAGGTGATATTAAATTGGGTTCAACCATGTTGGTAGATACTCAACAACAACAATTACAAAATGTACCTATGGGGGGAAACATATTGAAATATACCAATGATTTTAAACTATATTCTGGTTCGGCTTATTCTTATCCTCCTGTCATAGATGGAACCAATTATGTTGGTGGAAACAATACGACCGATTGTGATAAACAATGTATCGCCAACAACAATTGTAGTCATTACTATAGTGACCCGAATGGTTTGTCCAATGTAGGGGTAAATTGTATTTTAAATAATAATAACAATTCACCTGCATATTTGCCGATACCTAACGCGATATCTGCAAACACGGTCAATGTAGCACCGTCATTGTTTATTCGTAACAAACAAATTCATTCTGATTGCAAAATCAATGTATATGATGTAAAATACAAAACGATCGGAACAGGTGCATGTACATCATCATCATCATCCACAAGTGCGGGATGTCCTACCAAAGGAGTTCGTAGTTCAGGTAATTTTGTGTCTACTTCTATGTATTCCACATATGATTTATATTCAACCGCCAACGGTGAGTATAATCCGATACCTTCCCAGGAAGGTCCGTGTGGTATTCCTTCTGTGAATCAAAGTATGAATACTTTTTCGGAATTTACGCAGGGTCCGAATACCGAAGGATTTTCTCATAGAACCAAGGGTCTTACACACCGAAAAAAGGAGAATTTTGTGACCGGATTTGATCCGAGTGCATGTCAATCTATGGACGAAAAACAGTGTATACGTTCTATGCAATCCAATGCCAGTGCGATCAACCAAGCGTACCAAACCAGTACATTGAATAACATAGAAGTCAATCAGAATTACGATTCATTGAGTAATATTATCAATACACAATTTGCGCCGTTATACAACAAAGTAAATAACAATCCACAGTATAATTCCATTGACCAAGATGGAACATTAACACAGGACCAAAATAGCCGTAAAACATTGTTGAACGGTATGATAGAAGATACCAAGGACAATTTGATACGTCAAAATACCAATTATATTTTGATAAATATTTGTGCTGCTATTTTTTTAGTCGGATTCTTTACCTTTGTACCAGAATAATATTTTGATTATGTATATATAGGATACATAATCATAGAAATGTCAAATACAAATCCACCCAATACACCCACGGTTTATATAACTCCTTCATCCATGGTGACCAATCCACCCACGGTTTATATAACTCCTTCATCTATGGTGACCAATCCACCCACGGTTTATATAACTCCTTCATCCATGGTGACCAAACCACCCACGGTTTATATAACTCCTTCATCCATGGTGACCAATCCACCCAGTACATCTGTCATTGATACAACATCATTAATGGGTATATTAAACAATTATTTAGTAAAATCACCACTTCTTACCAATCCTGACGGTGATTACAACAATGTGGACACCCAAATTGACAATATCAATACAGGATTAAGTGGAATCAATAATGCGATGAGTGTAGATGTTGCCGGTAACATACTCTCACAACAAGCGAATGTGAATACCATTATCAATACTGAAATGAATCGTTTAAATCAAAAAGAACAGACCATAGATAGCGCATTAACAACACAAAAACGCATGTTAGTTATGAATGATGGATATTTGAAGCGTCAAAAAGTATACATTCGTATGATGATTGCCATTGTAGTTGGATTGGTTATTTTACTCATGTGTAAATTTTTATCTTCCTATTTGGGAGAAGATGAAAATACAGATGTATTGATTTCAATGGTATCTATTTTAGTCATAGTGGTTGTTGTTATTTATTGTGGATGGGCATATGTTATGATGTTACGAAGAGACCCTATTTATTTTGACCAATTACATTACATACCTGAAAATAAACCAATTTCATTAGCAGGAAAAAATGATTATCAAGTTGGTCAACAAATATCAGCATCAGACGAAAATGTACAAAATTCATGTATAGGATCCGCATGTTGTACTGGTGTGAATGGAACCGTATGGGATAGTTCTTTTAATGTGTGTGTAAAAGAAGGATTTGACCAGAGGGCTATGATGCCTTCAGACCAGAGGGCTATGATGCCTTCAGACCAGAGGGCTATGATGCCTTCAGACCAGAGGGCTATGATGCCTTCAGTACAACAATCATCTTGTAAAGGAGGCTTTCGGTCACCTGAAAAAATCAAACCATTTGAAGACAATGAAATAAATTATTATTCAAAAATATAAAATTCTACAGGCAACATATAGAATTTATAAAATAAAAATGTCAAATATATGGAAATTTACGTGGGTTGGTCCAGGAATATCCACAACCACCGGAAAAAGAATAAATGAAACGAGTTCAACACCGACTCCTACACCCAACATAGGAGATGCTATCATGTCAAAAACGGGTAACATTGTTACCATGATTCCAGAAAATATCAATGACAAATATAAATTGGGGGCGTGGCAGTTCAACATTTATGCATCCCCAAGTTTACCATTTACTACGTCTAGTAGTTTACAAACCGTTCAAGACGGAATCTATGTTCCTGACCAAAATTATTTTTTTCCAGTTGATTTGCATACATCTACGGAAACATTGTCAAACACGTTTTATTTATTTTTGAATACTGAAGGTTTTTTTTCTGGATTGTTTATTTCAGAAGAAGCTATACAAAATTATCCGTTACATGAACGTAAATTTTTGTCGGAATATTGGGATCCATCTTCTAGTAAAACTGTTCCAGACAATACTAGTTTACAGTATGTGGTCAATGGTGAAACTTCAAATTCTTCTTGGTATGTGATTACATCACTAGAAAATGCAGTAATTACACTACCTAATGGAAGTATACAATATTCTTCTTCAGGAAACAATGTGACAAAATCACCGAGTAGTTCTATCGGACCAAATCAGCATCTTTACAATCGTTTATTGAATGAAAACAAACAAATCAATGAATACATTGCATTGATAAAAAGACAACAATATACTGATGTACAGAAAGCTCAGTATGAAACTCCCAAAATACAAAAAATGACTTTGATTTATGATATTATGTATTATTTGTACTATATTTTGTTGTTTATTTTGTGTTTTTATATGTTCATGGTAAATGATACGTGGGATATCGGTTTAAAAATAGCTATTGCAATTTTATTTGTTTTGTATCCATTAACGGTTTCAATGGTTCAATATTACATGTATAAATATGCAATCATGATGTATAATTATACGATTGGAGCTCCTATTGGTGGAGCTCCTGTTGAGCGCAACATAAAAAATATGTCTATGGTAGAAAGAAGTTATAATGGAATTATTCCATTAGGAACAAATTTTACAACCTAAATTTCTAATAAATCAACAAATTCATTGTCGTCCTGTACTGAACGAGTATGAATGCTTCCATCATCACCATAGGCTGAACTATGAACACTTGTTTTACTCTTGAAACGTATACCACGCCAAACACCGCATGTCAATTTTCCGTAACGTTTTGTCATTTCATCCACCACATCACGCATATTGGGTGGTTTACCACTAAAATTCGCCTGATACCAATCTTTGAAACAACTGGTCAAATGAGCTTTTGGTATGCATCCTGTTTCCATAGGTTCAATGGTTTCCGTCATAAATTCGGCTAAATAATCTTGACGATCTAGATAGGAATTACTAGATGCCATGACCCGTGCACAATCATTCACATTACCATTGGTTTTATATGCATGTTCTACTAACATCGCCGCGAAAACCGTTTTCCATACTTCAAATTTGTCTTTGATTTTTTTGTCCAATTTGAATTGATACGGTTTGTCTGGGTCACCTTGCACAGGATTTTCTGTAAACAATGATTCAAAATCTACTACACGAATACGTCGCCGAGTACCATGGTCTTGACTACAAATCTCCATAAATGTATTGGAGCAAACTACCAATTTGAATTGGGGTACATAATTGACCATTTGGGGCATATAAGGTGCACGGGCTTGAATTGGATCACCACCAGTGACTTGTTTCATAATACCTTCGTTGATTTTGTCACCTTTGGATGGTTCTTGCATCACTGCAAATCGTGTTCCTTTGAGTTGCACCAATTCAGGAGATAGTCCACCAATTTTTGTCCGTTGTTGTGTAAGAAGAGTCAAAGGTACATCACCTTTGTATTCTCCTAGTACATGTTCCATCAAGGTAATTAATACGGATTTTCCGTTGGCTCCAATACCAATAAACATATTGAACGTTTGACTTGTATTGTTACCGATTAGTGTAGATGCCAAAAAGTCCCACATATAATCGTGTAATTCTGGGGATGGAAACAATTTACACATAAATTCTTTGACTTCGTCCATAATCACTTTTTGTTTGACAGCATCCAATGGAACAAACGGAATGTTGGTACATTTTGACAAATAATCTTCCGGTTTTCCGTGACGAAACTCCTTGGTTTTGAAATCAATAATACCATTACTAAAGCACAGTAGATTGGGATTATTATCTAATTTTTGTAGAAAGGTAGAATCAAAGAACAATTCTTTGGCTTCTGTCATAATGTTTTTTTTATCATTGGTTTTGGACAAACGCTGAATGATATCAGAGGTAGCATCCATTCGTTTTTGCACCGATTTTAATTTCGTAACGTTTTCTTCTGATTCTTGGTTTTTTAAACTAATTTGTTGACGAATTAATTTTTGCATTTTATTGGAATAAATATCACGTAATTCTACCGAAATCGCCATACGTAAGCTGGTGCCGGAATCAATCTCTTCCCAGCGATGATTTCGGTAACGATACCATATATTAGCTTTAACACTCACACAAACATATAAGTCGCGAAACAACTGATGTAAAACAGTGGCAATGTCATAATCACCACTTCCTCTTGCTCCGCGTTTGTCTGAACTGTTGGCGAATACAGCACAATTTTCCAGTGTTTGGTCTAAGAAATTTTCAATACTGTTGTCTTTTACTTTTTTATATGCTTCTGGGTTGTCTTGTTGTAACCAGTACATGATGGAACGTTTGGTTAATCCATGTTCTACTTTTTGAGGAAATCCTATCCAACGTTCCCATAGTTCGGTTTGAATATCACTAAACGAAAAGGATTCGTATTGTGCACTAAATGCAAACCACACAATGAACAGATGTGGGCTAATATTTCTAAGTGCCCATCCTACACGAATCCATTTTGTGAATGAACCACTTCCGTAGTAGGATTTAGGCAAAGCCATGGTATAATCGTATGCTTCCCGTAATTCAAAATCAGTAGGAGATAGAGATTCTAAAAAGAACTGAACTGCTTCTGCTAATTGGTCTTGTGAACGTATTTTGAGAATTTCACCATGATTCATGGTATTTCGGTTTGAAAGATGATGTATTTGATTTTGTACAGAGGATAGATTGCTAGAACTGGAACTGGAACTGGAACTAACCGAAGTTCCTTGTTTTTTTGCTTGATATTCCTGAATGAATTTATTTGTCATAAATAAAGACGGGTGATTACGGTATCTTGCTGAAAGTTGTTCAAATTTTTCTGGATTGGATAAATATACTTGTGGATTGATTTCTGGCATGGAAATTTCTCCAGTCTGTGCATCCACAAATGTATCAAATACATGCGTAAGTTGATACGCGAAATGATTCGGTTTCTGTGAACCAAACAGTTGCCAATTGGTAGTACCTTTGCTAATTCCTGCATCTAACACATCTTCCCATGTGTTTTTAATAGGTAAATCGGACCATATTTCTCCAATTTGTTTTAAAATATGTGAACGCAAAATGGTTTGTACGATCGGATCCGCTTGCAATCCAATAATCATATGAATTCCATCTTTGGTAATGGACGCTTTTCCTGTGGATTCACCGGATACGCGGTTCACATCTTTTTTTTCAAATACGAAAAAGGGGATATGTGCATTTTCGTCCGGTTGATACATCTGTTTCATCTCTTCTAAACAAAGACATATGAAATCAATGATGTGGTCTTTGGTGTGTTGACGTTCGGTAATTGAAGAATCATAGCGAAAATCAAGGTCTATTAAGATAGGTCCGCCGTTTTCCAATTGTTTTTCAGTCAAATATTCATTTTTTCCTTTAGAAACAATTTCTGAATAATACAAATGTAGAAATTCGGTATATTCATTTTCAGGTATGTGATAGGTACCACCGGTTAGTCCCGTGGATTTGTCAGCAATTCGGGTATTTGTTTTTTCTTGACCTACTTGGTCTGTTTTTATGTATTTTTTTTGTAGAAAATCTGACAATTTTTTAGACGGTTTAAGAGCATTTTTGAGTGTATCTGTCATTCTATTGTGTATTATACAGATATTTTTATGTATAATTTAAAAATCAATTTTACATTTGAAAATTTGTCGGTCAGTGAATATAATATTGTGGTATATTTGGAGTGGCTTCTGCGTTTAATTTAATTTTTCTTTCCCATAATTTTAAACTTTCACTGGATTTTACAATTCCGTATCCACCACAATAAAATTTGTATATCACAGGAAGTTTGGAGATATCTTCCCCTTCAAAAAGGGGATAACTTGTAGCTCCAATAGACAAATATTCTAAGCGTGTCATAATTTCAAAATGTTTGACAGTAAACTGTTTTTCCACCAATGTTCCGCGAAACGACAAACTTTGAATATTACGTGCAAACCACATCCATACATACAATTCAACTTGTAAATCAAAGGCACCGTTTTTCTTAGGAATTTCAAAAATGATGTTGGGTGTTTTTTCCGTATCTATACTTTCCAATATTTCTTTTGTAATTTCGTTGGTATAAATCACCAAGTGAACTGGTGGTACTGAACCTGGACTATCAAACGTTTTCCAATCTTCAATCCCATATTTAACCATATCATATTGATATCATATGAAACATATTTTTATACCATATTCCTCTGCTACGGATACCACATCCATCACAAAAACCATATATAAAATATAGTATAATGAATGTATCGCAGATGATAAAATCATTTTTTCCAAATATTCCGAATGTCAATGTACAAAAAGACAAACTATTATCATATTCAAGTAGTTTATTTGAAGAAAAAATCAAGGAAAAATACAAAATCATTGAAGTAGACTGGTTAGATTTCGCCTTGGTAAAATACAAAATGTATACGGATGAATATTTTCAAAAATCATACGAAAAAGAGGATATGGTCAACAAAATGTTGGATTATTATCTGAATCATGAAGACAAACCAATTTACAAAAAAACAGATTATCTTTGCAACGAAAAAGAAGGTGTTTGTATTTGCAATGTAAATGCCGACGCATTTAGAAAAATTTATGATAGAAACAATTATGTACCAGACCAAAAATATATTAGTTATTTTTCAGATAATTGTAAAAATTGATTTTGATATAAAAAAAGACGTAAACAATATATAAGAGAACATATACGAATACTATCATGAAATTTTGCAAAGTTTGCGACAATATGTATTACATCATGATTGATGCCAAAGATTCTAATAAATTGTCTTATTATTGTCGTAATTGTGGTGATATTGATAATGAAGAAACCAATCAAGAAATTCATTGTGTATTAAATACACAATTGAAACGTGAAGAACAAAATGTCCATCATACATTGAACAAATACATCAGTTTAGACCCCACATTACCACGAATTTATCATATTCCTTGCCCCAATGAACAATGCAGTACAAACTCTACGGACAAAGAAAAACAAACATCACGTGAAATTATTTATTTACGATATGATGAAAAAAATTTGAAATATTTGTATTTGTGTTCTACGTGCAATCATTCATGGCATTCATAAATATATAAAGGAACCTACGGTTCCTTTAAAACCTCCCTCTATTGGAACCTACGGTTCCAGTAAAACCTCCCTTATGTAACGAGGACACTGCTCTACAAGCAGTGCCCTCATAAAGTTACCTTATTTTTTTCTATATACCTTGGTTGTATAAGATACCATAGCTTCAATCTACCAAAGAATCCTTGAATGAAACCTTATGAGGGCACTGCTCGTAGAGCAGTGTCCTCGTTACATAAGGGAGGTTTTACTGGAACCGTAGGTTCCAATATGATAATAAAAATTGATTTTTTACATCTTTATAAAAAGATGTAAATACAAATATATCATATACATCATATCATGTCAAAATCAGAACAAGACATGGACGTTTTGAAAGACCTTCCTGAAGAAGAAGAAG